AACTTAATGGAATTTTGGTAAATGACTGCAATCATTCAATGATTACGGCAAACGTAATCCGAAACAGTGGAACTGTTGCACTCAATAAGTCGGGTATTGCATTGATGGGCACATCAAACAACTGTGTGGTGTCATCCAACCGTTGTTTTGACTCACGTGCTTCCGGTAGTCGTACTCAAGACTACGGTGTGTTCTTGGATACTACAATAACCACGTCCATTGTCACAAATAACCGACTCGCAAACAACGGCTTGGGTGATGTAAACAGCATCCCTGCTACTGTTTTATATGCCTTTAACGGTGATGGGTCTGTTGGCTATGTTTCTTCTGGTACGTCAATCAACTTTTTGGAAACTGCGGGTGGTGCAAACGGCACTAACTCATCTCCAAAAATTGAAGCTACTGGGGCAACAACGGATATTGATATTCGCTTAATTCCAAAAGGCGCGGGTCTTTTTCGTTATGGAACACACGCCGCGCTTGGTGGTGAAACCGTCACGGGTTTTGTTACGATCAAAGACAGCGGTGGAACCGTTCGCAAGTTGGCTGTTGTAAGTTAAGGAGAACACCATGTGGAAACACTACTGCAAAGCTGACAAAAATTGGCTGTCTGTTCTAATCGGTCAAGAGTGCTCTTGGTGCGGTTGTAAGGAAGAATAATTATGGCGGCATTATTTTGGGTAACAGGCGGTACAGGAAACTGGAACAGCGCAAGTAACTGGGCGCTAACATCAGGTGGTGTTGGTGGCATAGCTGTTCCTAGCTCTTTGGACACTGCTAGATTTGATGCAAACTCAGGGGCTGGCGTAGCCACGCTTGATATCAGCCCAGACATTCAGACGTTAAATTGTTCTGGATTTACAGGCACATTGGCGTTTGAAACAAACACAATTTCTCTGAACAGCACAGGTACGATTTTCACTGGTGCTACGACCATGACGGTCACTGGTACGCCACAGATCATTTGCACCAACTCAAGTGCAACAGCAAGGACAATCACGCCAACAGCAGTCACTGAAGCCAACAGTATCTCATTCAGAGTTACCGCTGGCACAGGCACGTTCACTATGTCGTCAACGACCTCGATTAGAAATATAGATTTTACGGATGGTGTAAATCCAACTGGATACGCAGGCGTTTTGAGTTTTGGCGCTACTGTGCTTGTTTACGGTAGTGTTAAATTTTCAACAGGTATGACTGTTAGCGTAAGTGGAAGCGCGCTTACTTTTGCCGCTACATCCGGTACACAATCGTTTACCACAAACGGCGTACTTTTTGATAGACCAGTCATTCAAAACTCACTAGGTGCAACGCTTCAGCTTCAAGACAACTTGACGATGGGTTCTACCCGCACGTTTACGTTAACAGCGGGTACATTGGATTTGGTTACTCGAACTCTAAGCTCAGGACTTTTTAACTCTAATAATTCCAATACACGCGCTATTGCGTTTGGCACTGGGAATATTACAGTTGTACGAGACAACGCAACAATTTGGAATACTGCGACATCTACAAATTTAACTTACACAGGAACGCCCACTGTCAATTTTACCTATGCTGGTGCTTCAGGCACAAGAACCATTGCCGCAGGCAACACAGCGGGCGGAAGTGAAGCGGTTGCGATTAGTTTTAATATAGCTGCGGCAACCGACACAGTTAATTTATCAATTGAATCACACGTCAAAAATTTAACTTTTACAAATTTTACAGGTACAGCGGGATTAGACTATATAGCTTGGGGTAACTTAACCTTAAGCGCCGGTATGATCATAAGTGGGTCAAATAATGGCCCTATTTTTTCAGCCACAACGGGCACAACTGCTATTACTACAAACGCTGTTACGTTTGATAGTGCTTTAACTTTTAACGGCGCTGGTGGCACGTTTGCCTTCCAAGATGCACTGACGCAAGGGTCTACTAGAACGTTTACCATTGCCAATGGAACCGTTAAACTCAAAGCAGGCGCAACCAGCACAATGGGTTTGTTTGCCGCAAACAACGCAAACACTAAGTCCCTTCAGTCAACAACGCCAGGCAGTCAGGCGACAATATCGCAGGCCAGCGGCACAGTGACCGTAGCCGATCTAACCATCCGCGATTCAAACGCCGTGGGCGGCGCGTCTTGGACTGCCTACGCCGACTATGAAAATACCGATGCGGGTAATAATGACGGCTGGAACTTTGGCCTATCGCCACCCTATGCGTCTTATGAGCCGCCGATTATCATAAGATCGTTTACACAACCACGGAGATTTTGACATGACCATGAACCTTAAAGCCGTTACGACTTGTTTTGGCTACCAGCAGATTACAGACTTGACCGCATCTACTGCGCTGACAGTGCCGACCAAATCGCCGGAGGGTTTAAACGCAAGGCCCGTTTTGGCTTTGATCGTGGCTGAAGGCGCTCCTGTTCGCTGGCGTGATGACGGCACGGCGCCATCTGCCACTGTTGGTATGCCCATTGCGGTGGGCGTTCCATTTCAGTACGATGGTGACCTGACCAAAATTCGCTTTATTCAACAATCCGCAAGCGGTATTTTGAACATCTCGTATTACAGCTAACATGACATTGCGTAAGTACCTTATGGGCATTTGGTCAGCAACTAGCCAATGGTTTAATGTTGTCCTACTGTTTGGGCATCCTAATGAGTCAATCAGCGGTCGCAGTCATCGAGAAGATTGGTGGCTTAAAAAATTGGTTAACGCAATGCTTTTTTGGCAGGTTGACCACTGCAAAAGCGCGTACAACAATGATGTGAAGTGGGCAAAAGCCTACATCGAGCAAGATTCAAATAAGGCATAATGCAAAAAACCGTATCGGCCAGGTTGACCGAGGAATCCAAGGATTCATAAATGCTAGAAGAAGTACCAGCGGAGTCACTACCCGTGCCAGAACAGGAAGCAACGGCTGCACCTGCGACTGATGTTCAAACGCCGGAAATCGTCGAAGAACAGCCAACCAAGACATTCTCGCAAGAGGAACTTGATGCTGCAATCGGCAAACGCCTTGCAAGAGAGCAACGTAAGTGGGAACGAGATCAAGCACAGCGTCAGTCTGAACAACAGACGTTGAGGGCCGCACCAACTGCCACCGCTGACCAGTTTGAGTCTACTGAAGCCTATGCAGACGCATTGGCCTACCAGAAGGCAGAAGAACTGATCGCCAAGCGTGAGGCAGCCAAGCAGCACTCTGCTATTCTCGAAAGCTATCAAGATTTGGAAGAAGAAGCGCGGGTTAAATATGATGACTTTGAACAAGTCGCATACAACCCCAAGCTGCCGATTACAAATGTGATGGCTGAAACGATCCAGTCTTCGGACATTGGCCCTGAGTTAGCTTACTATCTCGGTTCCAACCCCAAAGACGCGGAACGCATCTCACGCATGACGCCACTCAGTCAGGCAAAAGAGATTGGAAAAATTGAGGCCAAATTGGCCGCAGAACCTCCGGTCAAACGAACAACGTCAGCGCCAGCGCCGATTTCACCTGTTACTGCTCGGAACTCCGGTTCGTCAACGCAAGACACTACAGACCCACGGTCTATCAAGACCATGACGGCCTCGCAGTGGATTGAAGCTGACAGGGCACGCCAGATGAAGAAGCTCGAATCGCAACGTATCCGCTAACTTTTTTTAGGAAATTTAAATGTCAAACTCGATCCTCACAATCGACATGATCACGCGCAAAGCGCTTGAGATTCTCGAAAACAACCTGGTTCTTACCCGTAACGTGAACCGTCAGTACGACGACAGCTTTGCTGTTGAAGGTGCCAAGATTGGTTCTACCCTGCGTATCCGCCTGCCTGACCGCGCTCTGGTCACTGACGGTGCCGCCCTGCAAGTTCAGGACGACAACGAGCAGTTCACCACCCTGTCGGTTGCCAACCAAAAGCACATCGGTGTCAACTTCACATCTGCTGAACTGACCATGCAATTGGATGACTTCGCAGAACGTGTGCTGAAGCCGCGTATTTCTCAGTTGGCCTCCAGCATTGATGCTGACGTTGCCAATGCGTACAAATACATTGGTAACACCGTTGGCACTCCTGGTACCGTTCCTTCAACTTCTTTGGTGCTGCTCCAAGCCCAACAGAAGCTGAACGAAAACGCTGCTGTGATGTCGCCACGTTACGCCACCGTGAACCCAGCGGCCAACGCCGGTCTGGTTGAAGGTATGAAAGGTCTGTTCAATCCGACCGACACTATCTCCAAGCAGTTCCGCAACGGCATGATGGGCACCGGCGTGCTGGGCTTCGATGAAGTCAATATGTCTCAGTCGATCAAGCAGCACACCACTGGCTCGCGCAGCGCTTCTGCTTCCACTTTGGTTAAGACCCCAGGCGTTACCGCTGAAGGCGCTTCGACCATCCTGCTGGAACAAGGCTCTGTGTCTACGACCATTAAAGCTGGCGACGTGTTCACTGTCAGTGCTTGCAATGCAGTCAATCCGCAGACCCGTGAGTCCACTGGTTCGCTGTATCAGTTCGTTGCTTTGGCTGATGCCACCGCATCGTCTGGCACTTGGACTGTGACTGTGTATCCTATGTACTCGGCTAACCACGCCTTGGCTACTATGGATGTGCTGCCTGCAACTGGCGCAACTGTGACCTTCGTTGGCGCTGCTTCCAGCCAGTTCGCTCAGAACTTGGTTTACCACAAGGATGCCATCACGTTCGCCACTGCTGACCTGTTGCTGCCACAAGGCGTTGACATGGCTGCCCGTGCCGTTCACAACGGTATCAGCTTGCGTGTTGTTCGTCAGTACGACATCAACAACGACCGTATGCCTTGCCGTATTGACGTTCTGTATGGCTACAGCGCCATCCGTCCACAAATGGCTTGCCGCATCTGGGGCTAAACCGAATGCCCCTTCGGGGGCGTTAACTTAACATCTTTTTTAAGGAAATTATCATGGCACTTCCAAACGGCGGCGGCGGTTACCAACTCGGTGACGGCAACCTGAACGAAATCGTACTGGGCTATGCCCCAGCCCCTGCAACCTATACAGCTAATGCAACTGCCGCTTTGACGGTTGCTGATCTGGAAGGCGGCATCATTCTGTACACGCAAACCAATGCCAACAACCTTCAGCTTCCGCTGGTGGCTGGCGTGGGCGGCGTTGATGCAGAAATCAGCAGCGCTAAAGTTGGCAGCACTTTTGACTTTGTTGTCATGTCCACCAGCACTGGTGTAGCCACGCTGACTGTCAATACCGGCTGGACTTTGGTTGGCTCTGGCCTGACCACTGCGTCTGGCTTCGGTGCTATTTTCCGCGCCCGTAAAACCGGCGACGGCACTTACACCTGCTATCGTATTGCTTAAACCTAACGGGGGCTTCGGCCCCTGTTTCTAAAGGAAAATCATGGCTACGAATACAAAACCTATTGGTGTTGCTTACGAAGACCCGTACCTAGACGGTGCGGTCATTAACAACTCGACTATTACTGGTACGGTAACGTCTACTGCGGTGTCTAACATTGCCGTAACAAATGCCACCACCGGAAGTAGCAATGCTGCTGCATCTACCACTACGCTTACCCTCACGGGTGCTGGCGCGGTGGGCTGGGCAAGCAAATCAGACTTGGAAGCAAATGTCGCGTTGGGCGCATACGCTAACGGTCTGTATGGCTACCTAGAATTCGGCGCAAGTGGCCGAGTTACTGGTTTGGCTTCTGGTACTGTCGGCGAAGTTGTTTTGTCTGCTGGTTGCACACAAGGAACCTACGCCGCGATTGAAGCTGAAGTCGGTATGCCTAGCGGCGCTGTGACTGGCACGAACACATCGTTCCTCTACTTGAGTTCTTATGGCGCTGACAAAGCAACATTCGACACAAGCGGCACTTTGTTCAATCTGGCTGGTGTGACTAAGGGTTCGGGTAATCTTCTGCAAGACACAACATCCGGTGCAACAATCCGTCCAGTTCAAGCGCTTAAAGTCGTTACGCCTGATGGCATCCGCTATCTGCCGTTGTACGTCACTGCTGCCATTGCTGCTTAAAGATGATCACCCGTGAAGTGATCATGGATCGGGTGCAAAGTCTGCAAAAACAAGCCGAGCGTTTGCGTTCCGATTTGGATGCAACGCTCGGTGCGTTACAAGACTGCGGGTACTGGCTTGAGCAATTGAAACAGGAAAACACTGATGGCAATGATCTATCTGCTTCATCCAATCCACGGGGCTAAAGTTGCCACGATGGAACTTGAGGCCGTGTTTGATGAAACAAACGGCTGGACACGCTACAATCCGGACATGCCTTCAGAACCTGAAGAAGCAGTCAACGCGCTAGAAGTTAAGCGCAAATACACACGCAAGGCTGTAGCCGAAGGAGTCTGACATGGCAGTTTACACGGCTGGCGATCAAATCAATCGGGCGCTTCGTCTGATTGGCGTGTTGGCCGAAGGTGAAACAACCTCTGCGTCGGTGTCGCAAGACAGTCTGATGGCGATGAATCAGATGATTGATTCGTGGAACACTGAGCGTCTTTCGGTGTTTAGCACTCAAGATCAAATCTTTACTTGGCCCGCAGGGCAAATTACGCGCACGCTTGGCCCATCGGGCGACTTTATCGGCCTGCGCCCCGTGCTGTTGGATGAGGCGACTTACTTTCGTGACCCTGGCACCAACGTGTCGTTCGGCATCAAGTTCATCAACCAGCAGCAGTACAACGGCATTGCCGTTAAAACCGTAACGTCAACGTACCCACAAGTCATTTTTGTAAACATGACTTACCCAGACGTTACGATGTCCATCTACCCGCGCCCCACCCGCGACTTGGAATGGCATTTTGTGTCCGTCCAAGAACTAAGCAACCCTGCCACACTGGCAACTGATCTGTTCTTCCCGCCAGGCTACCTGCGGGCGTTTACCTACAACTTGGCAATGGAGATTGCACCTGAGTTTGGTGTTGAGCCAAGCCCCCAAGTGCAGCGCATTGCCATGACCAGCAAGCGCAACTTGAAGCGCATCAACAATCCTGATGATGTGATGTCTATGCCTTACGCTATTGTCGCCACTCGTCAACGCTTTAACATTTACGCAGGAAACTACTAACATGGCTACCATTGCAATTACATCTCTCCCCGCCGCCACGGCGTCAGCTACAACTGATGTTTTGCCTATGGTGCAGGGTGGCACAACAAAACAAATCACTAATGCGCTGCTGTTTACCAACGCAACGCTGGTAACGCCCGCGCTTGGCACGCCAATTTCTGGGACATTGACCAATTGCACGGGCTTGCCGATTGCAACTGGCGTAAGCAACTTGGGCACCAACGTGGCTACTTTCTTGGCAACACCAAGCAGCGCCAATTTGCGAACCGCCTTGACTGACGAAACAGGTACAGGTTCTGCTGTCTTTGCAACAACGCCAACGCTAGTGACTCCAATTCTTGGCACGCCGACTTCTGGGGTGCTAACTTCATGCACTGGGTTGCCGCTTACGACTGGCGTGACTGGTGCTTTACCCGTTGCAAATGGTGGCACTGGCGCATCAGGAACAGTGCAGGCTTTAAGTGGCCCTGGCGCGGTAAATATCACAAGTCTTGCTACTGCATTTACGTCAACTGCTGCGGGTAATGCGCTGACACTTGCAGATGGCGCACAAGGACAGATCAAGACAGTTATTTATGTTGCAGAAGCCGCTGGTGGCGATACTGGTGTTTTAACTCCGACCAACCTTGGCAGCGCAACCACAATCACATTTAATGCCATTGGTGATTCGGTGACTCTCCAGTTTGCTGGTACGGACTGGTGGGTCGTTGGATTCCGTGGTGCGGCAGTCGCTTAATGAAAACGCCGATCTTAGGCTCAAGCTATGTAGCCCGCAGCGTCAACGCTGCGGACAGCCGCATGGTCAACTTGTTTCCCGAAGTTGTGCCCGAGGGCGGCAAAGAGCCAGCGTTCTTAAACCGTGCGCCTGGCTTGCGCTTTTTAGCCACTATCGGCTCTGGGCCGGTTCGCGGTGTGTGGTCGTTTTCGTCCCTTAGCACCACGGCGTTTGTTGTGTCCGGCACTCAGCTTTATAAGATCGACCAAGCCTACACAACCACGCTGATCGGCAACGTCAGCGGCACTGGGCCAGTTAGCATGGCTGACAACGGCACGCAATTGTTTATCGCGTGTAACGGCCCTAGTTTCATTTACAACAACACCACCAACGCTTTCGCGCAAATCACGGACGGCGACTTTCCAGGCGCGGTAACGGTAAGTTACCTTGACGGCTACTTTGTGTTCAATGAGCCAAACAGCCAACGCGTCTGGGTAACTCAGTTGCTTGACGGTCTGTCAATTGACCCGCTGGACTTTGCCAGCGCTGAAGGTGCCCCAGACGGTTTGGTGGCCTTGATTGTTGACCACCGCGAGGCTTGGTTGTTCGGCACCAACTCGGTCGAGGTCTGGTATGACGCGGGCAACGCGGACTTCCCACTATCGCGCATCCAAGGCGCTTACAACGAGATTGGCTGCATAGCCCCTTACTCTGTCGCCAAACTTGACAACGGCCTGTTCTGGCTGGGCGCTGACGCCCGTGGGCAGGGCATTGTCTATCGGGCCAACGGCTACACGGGCGTTCGCGTGTCCACGCACGCCGTCGAGTGGCAAATTCAGCAGTACACCGATATGTCAGACGCGATTGCGTACACATACCAGCAGGACGGCCACGCCTTCTATGTGCTGATCTTTCCTTCGGCTAACACGACTTGGGTTTACGATGTGGCCGCTGGCGTGTGGCATGAGCGTGCGGGCTTTGCCGACGGCTCGTTTACCCGCCATCGCAGCAACTGCCAGATGGCGTTCAACAACGAGATTGTTGTGGGCGACTTTGAAAACGGCAACATCTATGCCTTTGACCTTGATGTGTACGCCGACAACGGCCAGATTCAGAAGTGGCTGCGATCATGGCGGGCGCTGCCCACCGGCCAGAACAACCTTAAGCGCACCGCCCACCACAGCTTGCAACTTGATTGCGAAACTGGCGTTGGTTTAAATTTGTACCCAGCGTATGACAGTGAAAATATTGACACCGAGTCGGGGCTAAACCTTGTTGCCGAATACGTGCAGACGTTTTTAGCCACGCAATCAGGCGACATTCTGACCACCGAGGCGGGCGACAATTTTCAACCACTTGGGCAATACGAACTGTCAGATGAAGACATTAGCGGTTACGAGTTGGTAACCAATTCTTATCCTGCGGCACCAGGCTATAACCCTCAAGTCATGCTGCGCTGGTCAGATGATGGCGGTCACACATGGTCAAATGAACATTGGTCATCAGTTGGCAAAATTGGCGCGTACGGTCATCGAACCTTTTGGCGTAGGCTGGGCATGACTTTGAAGCTGCGGGATAGGGTTTATGAAATCTCTGCCACTGATCCGGTCAAGACCGCGATTATGGGCGCGGAACTTTTGCTGTCGCCAACCAATGCCTAATCCGTTAAACCAAACAAACATTATTGCGCCTCGGGTGCCGCTTATCGACGAGCGCACCGGACTGATCTCGCGTGAATGGTACAGGTTCTTGCTAAACCTGTTTGTGCTAACTGGCTCGGGTCGCAACGACACTTCGCTGCTAGATTTGCAGGTCGGCCCACCCGCGCAAGAATCGCAAATCGTTGAATTGCAAAAGCAGATTGAGGCGTTGACCACTACGCCGCCGTTGCTTAACAGCAATACGCTGAACACCAACTATCTCGACTTTGAGGTTGACGCGCCGCACACCAATCAAATGGGTCGCATGGGTTGGAATTCGACCGATCAAACGCTTGACCTTGGCATGGAATATGACGTGGTGCAACAGGTCGGGCTAGAAACTTACGCCCGCGTAGCTAACTTTACTGGCGTTACCATCCCCAATGGCACCGTAGTGGGCTTTACAGGGGCTATACCTGACAGCGCACTGTCAGTGGCACCCTACCTAGCTAATGGCGCAACAAACACGCTGTACGTTGTTGGCGTGATGACGCACGACCTTCCCGACACGGGGCAAAAAGGCTATTGCACTGTCTGGGGCTTTGTGCGTGATGTTGACACTAGCGGGTTTACCCTTGGTGACATCTTGTACGCCAGCCCAACAGTGGCGGGTGGTCTTACCAACGTCAAGCCAACCGCGCCGAATAACGTGGTGCCAATTGCTGCCGTGCTACAAGTCGGCGCTACCAACGGCGTGATCTTTGTTCGGCCTACCATTGAGCAGCAAATTTACTACGGTGAATTTGCAAAAACTAATAGCCAAAGCCCAGCCGCAGCAAACACGGCTTATCCGCTGACAATTAACAGCACGTTGATTGCCAACGGCGTGTCGATTGGCACGACAACTTCGCAAGTATTTGTCGCGCAGGCAGGGCTATACAATATTGCTTGTTCGGTGCAGATTACGTCTAACAACGCAGCACAAAAATCCATCTGGGTCTGGTTGCGGCTTAATGGCACTACAGACTTTCCAAATTCAGCCCGCGTCGCGTCCATCACGCTGAACAACGGCTATCTGGTGGTGTCGCTTAACGAGGTGGCATCTTTGCTGGCTGGTGACTTCATTGAAGTCATGTACGCTGCTGACAACACCAACGTCAGCATTGCCACCGTGGCGGCTACCGCTTTTGCGCCAGCAGCGCCTGCGGTCATTTTGGCCGTAACCCAAACTGAACAATAGGAGTTAGCATGACCGTCACAGTAAAAGTCCTCGTACCCGCCAAGATCGTTGAGGCCGCGCAAACTACGCAGTACACTGCCAACAACGTAACCACAATCATTGACAAGTTCACCGCTACCAACTACAGCGCAACTGCTGCGGCCATCAGCGTAAACTTGGTCACTGTGTCCGGAACGGCTGGCAACTTGAACTTAATCTCCAAGACCAAGACGCTCCAGCCAGCAGAGGTCTACACTTTTCCTGAACTGGTGGGCCAAGTGCTGAACCCTGGCGACTTTATCTCAACCTTGGCTGGCACGGCCACGGCGATCAACATGCGCGTGTCTGGGCGTGAGGTTAGCTAATGATCAAACACCATTTCAGCGCGGGCGTTTACGCAAAAGAAGCGTTTATACCCGCCGGTCAAATTTTGGTACAGCACAAACACAAGTTTGATCATTTG